TGTGGACAGCGTGGACGGGCTGCGCCCGCCCTCGCTGCCCACAGGCCCATCCACGGCAGAAGGGCGATCGATCTTCATCATGTTGGACACCATCGTTCCGGTCTCTCCTGGGACAAATGTGTGTCCAAAGAAATCGGGTGCAGCTCACCCACGCTGCCCTGCATGGGCTCATCAGCATGGGGATGAGGTTGAACGACGAGGCCGATGCTGCCATGGCGGTCGGGCGCAAGGGCGAGGCGCCGGGAGCGAAGCCCGTCGGCGCCCCGGTGATTCGGTCGGCGTGGATGGGATAGCTCGCACTGATCATTGCGCTTAAGGAATATGATTTGATTTAATGTAGACGAGCCAAGATGCCCTGGATAGGCTTCCGTGATGGGACTCGCCGACGCCATCGCGTTCATCCAAGACTACAAGCGAATGAACCCGCATGCTGACAAGGCCGCAGTGCAACAGGCCTTTGTCGAGCAATTTTGCCCACTCCAGGCACGTAGCGTCTGGGTGGGGAATGGCTATGCGATGCGCTTCTCCCAAGCGCGAACCGAATCATTCTCGAACACCGTTCTCTCGCTATCGGCGGTTCAGGGACACGATGCGTGCCCGCTCGTTGTCGTAGTCGTTCGAGATCGGACAGTCGACTTCAAACTTGTGAACACAACATTCCTCAAGAAGATCAGCCATAGCTCCCGCGAGCTCCGCGTTGACAACATCAGGGGTAGCTTCAACGGCAACGACATCATGGATGAGTACGAGGGCCTGCCAAATAGACCTGAAAATTTTGACCACCTCTTTGCACAACACATCGAATTCACGTGGGAAGAGAACGTTGAGCGCCTCGTCGAGGCCACAAACGGCATAGTGGGCAGGGACAACCGCTTCTGCCCGACCAATGATCAAAGGAAAGTACTGCTCGCCGCGCCAAACCGCGCTGCTGAAGCCTTGCTCGACCGGGCATTTCGGGCTGTAGAAGCTGAGATGCGGACACTTGTAAAAAGCAATCGGGAGGCCATTCTAGAGGCGGCCCTCGTCGAGAATGTGAACCTACGCGGCAATGCCATCGAGCAGCTCCTGACCGGTGGTGTCAACGCACACGAACTTGGCGACCTTGAGCGAGATCTGGGCTGCGGTCGACCACTGGTGATCGACATCAAAACTAAGTTGCTCGATCGAGCGTCCGCGCCAAAGGCGTATAATATAGATAAGATGCTATCTTTCCTTGCTCGGCCCGGTTCGGTTCTAGCGTTCTTGATGATTGGGGTTGACACGCAAGCCAGAACAGTATCGGCACGGCTTCTGCCCGTGCTGGAAAATGCTCTGCTCGACGCTACCGGCATTCAGCATCACTGGGCTGGGCGTGCGTCAAGAGGTGTGACACAGCTGTCAGGCTGCTTCAGACAGGCGATCGAGCCAAACTATCAGCCACGGGTAGACGTAGAAAGGGCTCGGAAGTTCTTGGAGAAACTGTTGGCCCTCTAGCAGCCTGTCGGCTTTGCGTCTGCGGTGCCGGATGTGGTGGGGTTGCGCTTGGTGTCAGGCCTGCTGCAGGCGGTGGAGCCTGCGGCAGTTGTAGGCGAGGGCGATCAAGGTCCACTCGGCGCTGGCCTTGGCGAGGCCGCGAAGGTGGAAGCGGGTGAAGCCGAGGGCGGCCTTGATGATGCCAAAGACGGGTTCGACGGTCTGTTTGCGTTGGGCGTAACGGGTTTTGGCATCATCGGTGTTCAGCTTGGCCTGCATGGCAAGACGCCAGGGTTCGTGGATGCGTCGCGGCGCCTTGGGCGTGGGCGGAGGCCGGAAGTCGTAGGGCCGGTGCGGCTGCGTCCGGCCAATGGCGACCATCGGCTCGATGTTTTTCGCTGCGAGGGCGGCAATGGCGGGGCCTGAGGCGAAGCCGGTATCGGCGAGGACGGTGGTTGGCAATCCGATGCCGCGTTCCATGCCGAGGATAGTGGGCGCGAAGCTCGGCGCATCGGCCGGCGTGGCGACAACGGCGGTGGCGAGGATGAGTTGCGAGCCCTCGGCGCAGACCACGGCCTGGGCGTTGTAGGCCTGGCGGTATTCATGGGCGTCGGAGCGGCGCATCAGTGCGCTGTCCGGATCGGTGAGGTTGGATTGCCGCGCAGGCGGCGGGTCGTCCTCGGGCGGCTTGGGCGGGCGACCGCGCCGGCCCTTCTTCGCCGCGTAGGCGGCCTGCTTGGCCTCGTATTCCGGCCGGGCGGCTTCGGCCTCGGCACGGGCCTGCGCCTCCAGCCGGGCGCAGGCAGCGTCGAGCTTGGCCTTCAGAGCCTCGCGGCGGGCGATCTCGGCCGGCAGCGCCTGTGGGTCGGGCTGGGCCTCGGCATCGGCGGCCTCGGCGCGGGCGGTCAGCGCGGCGATGTCGGCGGCGAGTTTGGCGCGCAACTGCTTCGCGCGGTCGTAGCGCACCGAGCGAATCTTGGAGGCATTCGCGTCAAGTTTGGTGCCGTCGATCGCCACCGTGCCGAGCCGCAGCAGGCCACTCTCCCGCGCCAGCAGCAGCACTTGGAGGAAGGCCTGTTCGAAGGCGGCGCGGTTGGCGCGGCGGAAGGCGGCGATGGTGTCGTGGTCGGGGTGCAGGTTCGCCGCCACGTAGCGCACGCCGATGTCGCGATAGGTGGCCCGCTCGATCCGCCGCGAAGAGAAGATGCCGTTGGCGTGGCTGTAGATCAGCAGCGCCAGGAGCAGCCGCGGATGATATTGCGCCTTGCCGCCGGGGATCGGTCGCACCGCAAAGGCGCCGAGCGGCACACGCTCGACCGCCGCCACCACGAAATGTGCCACGTCGTCCTCAGGCAACCAGTCCTTGGCGTCCGGCGGCAGAAGGAAGGCCTGGTCGCGGCTGAACGGAATGAACGTCGTCATGCCGGCCAGAATCGTCCATTTCGGGCCAGTAGGGAATCCGACAGGCTGCTAGAGCAACAAGGAAGGCTCTCTCTTGTCGGACGTTGCTCGGCGCGCTCTCCCGTTAATTACGTTCAGCGTGTTGCGCTCCCAGAAGACGCCTTCGGCGTAGCCCTGGATGGAACGGTCCTGCTCCGCAAATTGAAGTCGCCGTTCTGCAAGCAGAGCGTATTCTTCCACGATCTCCACACCCAAAAAACGACGGCCAAGTTTTCGCGCAACCACAGATGAGGTCCCGCTGCCCAAGAATGGATCCAGCACGAGGTCCCCTGAGATTGTGCTAGCCAGGATCAGCTTTGCGAGCAATTTCTCACTCTTCTGCGTAGGGTGGTCAGTATTCTCCGGCATGGACCAGAATGGAATGGTGATGTCCGTCCAAAGGTTCGAGGGATGCGTGTCTCGAAAATTCCCGTCCTGGGTCTCAGTCCAGTCTTTGGGTACACCGTTGGTGTCTCTATATGGTGCGATTACCTTTCTACGAAGTTTCACGGCATCTACATTGAATGTATATTCATCGCTGATAGTACAGAACCAGATATCTTCGCTAGAATTTTTCCAGTTGGTCTTTGCGCCGCGCCCCTTCTCACGCTCCCAAGTAACCCGGTTGCGAACTTTCAAGCGTGAGGCGGCTGCCGCAAAGATCGACGCAGAAGTATGCCAGTCACCGCAGATGTAGACAGTGCCAGTTGGATGCACCAACGGAAGGGCAGTGTCGAGCACCCCGCCAAGCCATTCTGTGTACTCGTCCACGGCGCGCCGAGAGAAGGTGTTGTCCCCGAACCGTTTGTTAAGATTGTAGGGCGGGTCCAGCACGAGAAGCTTTGCTGAAGCACGCTTCAAACGCCCCGCCACCTCAAAAAAATCTCCGAGAATTGTGCAGTCTGTCAATTCAGAAGATGCGTCATTTGAGTGGACAAGTCGGTCGCGGAGAAGCGCGCGATCTTCATCACTCAACGTAATAGTTCGATTTCGTGGCGCTCTGGATTTCTCTGACATGTTGATTCCGTTTACCGTTTCGTGTCCCAGGACAACACAGACATGCCTGCGATCAGGCTCAAAGCCAACACAAATGACCGTCGGCACTTCACCTCGTGGGACACCACGAGACGCAACGCGAATCGGTCCTCCCCAAGCATCCAGATGCTTAGCTTACCTACGTCCTCTGATTTTCGCATCCGTTACCAACATCCCCAAACGTTCCCAATAGCTTGAGGCTTACCCCCGCGGGAGAATCGGCGGCATGCGGAGCCTTGTCAAACGCCTTCTCGGGATCGGCAGAGCGCGCGCCTTCGACGCGGCGGGCGGCGGCCGTCGCTGGGAGAGCGCCAAGACGGTCGACGGCCTGAATGCCGCCATCCTGGCGGGCGCGACCACGGCGGCGCGCCGCGCCGGTTGGTATGCCCGCAACAATCCTTGGGTCGCGGCGGCGGTCGATAGCCTGGTCGGCAACGTTGTCGGCGCGGGCATCAAGCCGCAATCCACCCATCCAGACCGTGCCGTGCGTGAACGGCTGCAGGCGCTGTGGCTGCGCTGGACGGACATGGCGGATGCCGGCGGCCTCGGCGACTTCTACGGCCTGCAGGCGATGGCCGTCCGCGCCATGGTCGAGAGCGGCGAGAGCTTCGCCCGGCTGCGTATGGCCAAGGATGCCGCCTCTATTCCCCTTCACATCGAGCTTCTGGATCGCGAGCAGGTTTCATCGGACCTGCATCGCGAGATCGGCGGCGGGGCGCGCATCCGCGCCGGCATCGAGTTCGACTCGGCCGGCCGTCGCGTCGCCTACTGGGTCCGCTCCTCCCGACCCGGCGACCCGCTCGGTCCGCTCCGCATGGACCCCGTGCGCGTTCCCGCCGCCGATTGCATCCATCTGTTCAAGCCGCTCGCGGCCGGTCAGCTGCGCGGCATCACCTGGCTCGCGCCCGTGTTGCTCAGACTGCACGAACTCGACCAGTTCGAGGATGCTACGCTCGTCAAGGCCAATGTCGCGGCCCTGTTCACTAGTGGTCTGATCGATGTTGAGGATTCCCATGCTGGCCCGGACCTGCGAGTCTGGGCCCATGAGGGAAGGCGTTGAGGTCCGGCTTCGTCCGGAGGACCGGGAGCGGCTCGAAGGCGTGGTCTCCGACCGCAAGAGCCCGCAGCACCAT